TCTACACTATCCTCTTCGTCGGCAGCGTCAGATGTGTATAAGAGACAGAGGCCGTCCCTACCGCAATGTATGCGTTGTCGTTTGTAGTATCGATATAAATGTCCCCGACTTTAGAGGGTGTTGAGCCTGGAACGCCCGCACCCGATGTTATTATCGCAGCACCTGCGGCACTAACATTGGTAGCATCCGTAACATCTGCACCTGTTTCTATTCCGGAAAGCTTAGTCTTCTCTGTAGATGTAAAATATTTGTTCGTAGAGCCTTCGGTTACGTTATCAAGGCTAATATCGGCATCATTTATCATCGTAGCGTCAACGTGTCCTGCAGCGTCTAATTTGATAGGTTTCCCAGCGTCTGCTGCTCCGGCAGAAGTCGCAATTAACTCACTGTCCATTGTCGCACCTGCTGCTGCTACATTGGTTGCGTCGGTTACGTCCGCTAAGGCCTCTATTCCGTCTAGTTTAGTTTCGTCTGTCGCCGTAAAATGTTTGTTAGTTGCTCCGGCAGTTATGTCGTCAAGATCGTCTGCAGTCTTGTCGAAGAGACCACCCACTAAGTTAGTGCGTGTTATCTTCTTAGAACTACCACTCACGCCGTCCGTGGTGTCGCTTACGTCTACTATATAGAGTAAGTCACCCGATGCCGGTGTTTCTGCTAGTGCGTCTTGTGCTGTTAACTTAATATCTGCCATTATGTTTCGTAAGTAAAATTATTACCGTCTTCAAATATAAAATTGTTTCCGTCTTCAAATACAAAGTTGTCATCTCCTACTACCGTACCACCGCTAATTGCTACCCATACCCCGTTTATATACTTGTAGAGTAACTCTTCTGAACTATTATAGTATTCATCCCCGTTGTCTGCTGCGACACTGGGATCACTACTATAAATCCCCCAGAAGTAAACCCTTCCGTTTAGGTTTGCCCCTCCGCCAACTCCTATCAGTTGCGTCTTTGAGTATTTGTCAATGTTCTTTATTGCCTTTGCGTCCAATCTCTCGTCACCCTTTAGTCTTTCTAATAAGTCCCTAATGTATGCCGGCTCAATCTCTAGCTCGATTAACATTTCCCTCAATCTCTTGGTCGCATCTCTCTTTAATTCATTAATATCAACGCTTGGTACAACTATCTTGCTTTGAATCTGTCCTATCAGCTCGTTAATCTCTGCTTCTGTATAGTAATCAATTCCTTTTCTCGGTGTATTCCCATCCCTACCCGCACTACCCTTGAAAACAATATACTCTCCGTTTTTGGTATGGTCCCTCTTTACTATGGGCTTTGAATTAACCGCTCTTGTGTATCGTTCAAATATTTTATTCATTTTAATCTAGTCTTGGTATAGCTACGCATCTACAGTTGATTGTGTTACCAATACTCCCTGCAGGATCATGCGGTCTTTCCAACAATTCACCACTGACTAGAAACTTTTCTCCAATGTATACAACCTGACCATCTGCAGACGCATGATCATAAACATCCTTAATATCTAATCCTCTTACAAACATATCTCTAGCGCTTAGCCATTCAAGTTTTTGCACTACTCCGCTATTCTTGTAGTTGTCGTATTGAATTTCGCTCTGTATTGCCCCTATTTCAGTTCTTGCGATTGTCCATAACCTAGATAGCTTAGTGTCGTCGACTCCTATACCATAGGTCTTTTTGATGTTATCTCTAATCGCTAGAGCTACTGGATCGTTTTCGTCTGTGATCGCATATAAGGCTTTGAGTGCGTCCATCTTCTTTTCACCTTCTAGTTCACTAATTGTGTTATACATTTTTTCAAACCTGTTTCGGTTTCTGTTTATTGTCCCAGTGCTTGCGATCTTAGTATCGTCAACGTATACACCCAAGTCCTTTAATAGCTTAATATTAGCCTCGCCTTCCATGAATCCAGACAGTACAAGATTAAGTTCGTCTGCTACTACTATGGGGTTTGTGCTGTTTCTTACACCGTTGGCTATAATTTTCTCAATCTTTTCTTGTGTAGTTTTGTTTGTTTCCTTTGCAAAAAACTGCAACCGTTCATTAATAGCCTTCTGTGACTTCTCTGATATTTCTGCCTGTTGTCCTATAAGTTCATTAGCAATAGCGTTTGCCTTCTTAGCTTCTGCTTCGTATCTTTTGTTAAACAGATCAAGCATTATAGCCACTTCTTGTTCCCAATCTACCGAGCCTTTAAGTGACAGTGACTTCTTCTTGACCAGTGATTTTAGCACTCTTTCCCTTTGACCGCTAAAGAACGACCACAAATCTTTTCTGAACACTAATTCTCTTTCGTCTTGCTCGTTCTCAAAGAACTTGCGCATCTCATCCCTTCTGTTTTTCTTCTGTTCTTCTATTTCGGGAACTCTTGAGAGGTCTTCATCTATGTTTTTAATCCTATTCATTATTGCCGTCAGCTTCTTTTCAATCTCTTCACTCTTGACTGGTTCTTCTGGCTTCTCTTCTACTTCTTCTTTCGGCTCTAGCAACTGATTCTCTTCTAGTGGCTCAAGTCCTACCTGCTCTCTTGCTTCGTCTATGGTAATAATCTTTGCACTATATAATGCTGAGGCAACTTCTGCATCAAGCTTTTTGTCGCTTTCTACTACGTCGTCTGCTTTGAAGTACATATCGGGTATAATCATTCCGTGATACTTAGGTATCAATTGATTAGTCAACACTTCCGCTTCTAAGGCCACTAAAGGCTCAAGGGTGTACATTTGAAACACCCTCATTGCTTCTGCTGCGTTTGCGTTTATTGCGTCCTCGATTCCAACCAAAGTCTTGGGAACGCCGAATATTGCAAGTATCTGATCTCTGAACATTTCGATTGAACGTGCATAGTCCAAGTCTTTTGGCTTCTCTGATATTGGTAGCCATGTAGCGACCCTATTTAATACACCAATTTTTCTGGCGTTTTGTACACCTCCAAACTTTTCCTTTAGCTTACTCTCTACGAGGTCTCTTTCTTCTGGGCCAGCACCATCTATAATCATGAACCCTTCTGGTCTGCCTGAGTTACCGAACACGTTCATATTATATTTCATTCCTAGCTCTACGATATTATGAGCGTATCTGGCGGATTGAAGTGGAGAATGTCCCTTGTATATGTCCTTCGGATTAGCTAATTTAAACGCTATTACATCGTTAAAGCTTAGGTCTTGGTGTGATCCCGACCCGGTTCTATAAATATAGTGACTAGGTATTCCAAACTCGTCATAAGCTAACGACATCGACTGTGAGTCTAGTATATAGAAGTCGGCCTTTTGTTTAGGCTGTTCGCTTTCTACCATATACCAGAACGCCGAGCCTGTTAGCTGTAATGTAGCTTGGGTGATTCTTCTAGCCTCGTGGTAACTCATTAACGGGTTAAAGTAGTACAAGTCCCTAAGCATTGAGCTGTTCTTCTGTGTCAGTTCTGTAACCTCTTTGCCCTTTTTTTGATACAGCTTTACTTCGCTTTTTGAAATACCATCCGTGATAGTCCTAATAGCCTTATAAGTCCAGTGTTCATATTGATCGAGGTATTGAGTGGACGGCGTTACTGCGTCCCATGTGTGTAGAGAGCTTGATAATTTTCCTATGTTAAATTCTGGTGATTTGCCTCTGAGCCTGTCAATTATTCCCATAGTTAGACGAAAGATATTTCGAGCGGTATATAATCTTGCATTATCCTATTGAGTAAGGCTAATGCGATGACCATATCATCGTGCATACCTTCTGGTGATGACATGATGACGTTACCTGACTTCGTTAATGTATACTCAAACGATTCAAGTTCTGATATTAACATATCATTTTTGGGAAAAAATATAGAACTATTTTGTAAACTTATTGATAGGTTTTCTATCAGCTCTTTCTTAGACTTTGCCGTAAACTTAAAGGGTATTATATTCATTCCTGCAGACTTTAGATCGTCATAGATTGCATCGCCTACACCAGTAGAGTCCACGATAGTTTTAGGCTTGCCAAATCTACCCCATAGCTCGTAGATCATCTTTTTCTGATATCCCCAATCTGTTTGGTTAAACCTTTCAATGTGGATAACCTCCTTCGTCTTGGAGTTGCCAATCATTATGACCGTAAAGTCATCATACTTGGCAAGATCAATAGCCATCAAGTCACCATCCTTTGTTCTAATTTCCTTAATACCGTCCTGAATGTTACGAAATATAGAACCCGTGTTTTCTAAGAACTCGGCAAGATATTCTTGCTTCCAATTCATAATAGGCGTGGTCTTTCTCTTTGACTCTATTTCGTCCTTGGTCCAATATGGTGAATCGTATACTGAAAAATGGTAGTTGGGATTGGTTACTGAAAGGTTATGAAACTTATTACGTCCCTTTGGCGTACCGACAACCTTAACCCTTGAGAACTCATTCTTGAACATCGGAGACAGCGTAGAGTCCCACAGTGATGGCTTCTTTAGTATAATACCGGCTTCATTTAATACAGCACGATAATATGCCTGTCCTTCAAGGTTCTCTGGACGTTCTGCAGAACCGAAGTCGATGTAGGGACGTTGGTGTTTAAGTGGTGGCAAGTGGAGAATTTTCTTCTGTGCCTCCCAATGGCATAGTTCCCAGACGGGTTTTAGTATTTTCTTAAAAACCCTATCAACATACTTGTCTATATTTGCGTTAGTGGTGTCGACCCAGAGTCCTCCGAGGTTATAGTTTAACTGTTCTTCTTCTGTTGCGGTGATTAGTTCTTCTGTTAACCACTGACCGCCGTTATATGTCTTACCCACTTGGCGACCAGCCACAATGGTAGTGATCCGGTTATTATTAAATAGTGCCGGCTTTATAAAGTCTGGATAGTTAAAATTGAGGTCAATCGTTGCCACGGTTAGTAGTTACTTTTATTTCGAGGCTAGTATCCGATTTCTCTGCACGCTTATAGTTGCCGAACTTCATTTGTAATAGCTCGTAATATCTAAAGTCCTGTAAAGCCTTTTGTAATCCCACCTTGTCCAAATAGGGAATCATCTTCGCCATGCCTTCCTCCCACTCTTTATTAAACCACTCTACGAACCGCACATCCTCAAACCAATTATAGTAAGTGCTTCTATCTATGCCGATTTTTTCACACTCGGCAGTTATCGTGGGTTTTACTTCTATGTCTAATTTTGCACGCAAAAGTTCTATCATTTTGGGAGAAGGCTTAAAAGGTGTGGTAGCTTTGCCGTGTATTTTACCCCTGTGAGAATTAAGCCCCTTCGTGTTTGTGAACATCATCTCGCAATAATCGCACTGGATGGTTTTTAGTTTAACAGGCTTTACTTCTAGCTTTTTGGTCATTAGAACATTTTGATATTAATATTATGCTTCTTATTGATGTACTCCTGATTCTTTCTCATGAAGGTATTATACCCTTCTTGTGTTGCCTTATCCTCCTTTAGTGTGGCCTGTACGTCGTGAAAGAAGAAGGACGTGGTACACCTCAAGCATTTCTGGTTGAGTGCGTTTGCCCTTATTAGGTAATCGTCATCCTCAAAGTATGCAGGCACGAAATTCTCATCGAAGTCTCCAACTGTTTCAAATAGTTGCTTGGTTATTATAAAACAACTGAAGCTGCCATCATTTCTTTGCATCTCTACCGTTTGGGTTTTATGACTAGCGACTAGTCTTGTTGCTGTCTTCAACTCTACTATAGCATTAACGACAGTTGCGCTGATAATTCCTGCGTTTGTTTCTTCTTGTGCTTGGTAAAGTCTGTCTATGTTATTGATGTCTAGTAGGATGTCCAGGTTTGTTACAAGTGCCTTATCATACCCGTGACTAAATATATATTTCAGTCCCTTATTCCATGCCCTCGAGAGTATATTTTTGTCGTTGACCTCTTGGTGATGCACCATTAATCTGGGTCTACCCTTGTTAATTATAGCTACCTTGTATATGTATTCTTCGGGTAAGTAGTTGAGTGTTAGGTTCGTCTGCCTACGTAGTGCAGGCGTTGCCATATAGGGAACTACTAGCCATGCTTTACTACTAGCCATGCTTTATCAGGTTTCATTTTTGTAATAGTCGATAGTTAACTTAAGCGCCTTATCGAAATCGGTGTACTTAAACTCATAAGGGTTTACCGCTTTGACAATGCTTTGTTCCGGCTCTCCAAGTCTCATTGGTGTTGGTATTATCTTTGACTTACTCTTGGTCAGTTTTATAATCTTCTCTGCAATGTCCCAGACTGGATAAGCTGTCCCTGTGCCTGCTTCTACTCTGAATGGGAAGGTATCGTTTCTCATGGCCTCTAATTGATCCACTAATATAGAAGCAACGTCCCCAACATAGACCATATCCATCTGCGAGCATTTGTCTTTACCTCCATAGACGTAAAGTGGTTCATCCTTAAGTGCTGCGGTTATAAACGTCGGGATGATCTTTTTAATATTAGAAACCTTCTGTCTTGCCCCGAATGCGTTCAATGCCCTGACTATGTTCATGTTGACCCGTTTGCCTTTCTTTCTGCCGTTCTCAATAGACATAGCCATAAATCGTTCTATAGTGGTCTTAGTTATGCTGTAAGGATTGTTCATGGTGTAGTTACCCACCGAGATGTATGTTAAAGGAATGTTGTAGTTATCGCACAATTCCACAAGATTAAGTCCTCCTAGTATATTATTCTCAACAAACTCTCTACTTGACGACATATTCTCGCCTGTCCCAAGCATTGCGGCTGTGTGGATAACTGCGTCTATATTGTGAACCATTCCCGTTAGTAGCACTCTATCTCGTATGTCTCCGTAGTAGGTTTCCAGTCCTTCTAAATGTGTATAACTTCTGTGTGATCTCGCTAGTCCTATCGGTGTATAGTTGCGCTTCTTTAGCTCTTCAATAACGTATCCAGCTATAAAACCGTTAGACCCTGTGACTAATACTCTCATTTTTTATCAGTAAGAATTAAATCGTCAAAAATATCATCAAGGCTATGGTTAACTTTC